GAGCAGCAGATATAACGAGTGATACGATGCAAGCGTTTAGTATGGGCGCGGATAAAGCAGGACATGCTGCAGACGTATTTGCATATGCTCAAGCTAACGCTAATACAAATGTTGAGATGATTGGCGAAGCTATGAAATATGCAGCTCCTACCGCAAATCAATTTAAATGGTCCCTTGAAGAAACTTCTGCAGCAATGATGGCACTTGCTAACCAAGGTTTGAAGGGTTCAGTTGCAGGTCAAGCATTTGCTAGCTCAATGGGTCGATTAGCCGAGGACAAAGGTAAAATAGCGGAAAAAACAAAAAAATTAGGCATGGAGTTTTTTGATGCTCAAGGAAAAATGAAGTCACTTCCTTCTCTGATAAAAGAGATAGAAAAAGGTACAGCAGGGATGAGTGATAAGCAGCGAGTTAGTACGCTACAAACACTCTTCGGTGCAGAAGCATTTAAACATTGGGCTATTCTACTTTCAACTGGGTCAGATGAACTTCAAAAAATGACAACGGCATTAGAAGTCAGATGGAACTGCAGCAAAAATGTCTGCAACTATGGTAGATAACTATGCGGGTTCCCTTCAACTTTTAAAAAGTAGTATCGAGGGTGCCCAAATCAAATTTATGAAACCAGTCTTGCCGGTATTTCAAAAGTTTTTCGATGGAATAACGGGAAATCTTGATCAGAACATGGGCAGTATTGAAAAAGCAGGTAAAGCTACAGCAAAGATTCTAAGTGATATTACTGCACCATTTAGTACATCAAAACCAATTAAACCCAAAATAGAACCAAACATGGACCCACAAGATGCTCAAAAGGCGATTAACCAATATAATAAAGAGCTTCAAAAGTATGAATTATTTAGCAATATGGATGTGGGCGAAAAAGTAGAATACATGTTAAATACAGCCATTAAAAAAGTAGAAACTTGGTTATCTGGTTCAGGTGGCGAAGCAATGGGACGGATTTTTACGCAATTGGGAACAATCGCGGGTAAGGCGTGGATTGCGGGGCTAACTGGAGCAGCAAGTGGGGCAGTTTCCAGTGCTCTTGATGGTAATTTTAGCGGAGCACTAGGGCTAGGTGCGGCAGCTTGGATGATGGGTGGAGGCACACTAGTTAAGGGAGCTATTGGGGCAGGTAGATGGGGCAAA